CAAGCAGATTTAGAAGCATATAGTGATGATGCCGAAGCACAAACTGCATTAACCTTACATCACCTATGCGGACTAGATGTAGAGTACATAAGAAGATTATCAGCTGAATCATATGCTACAATAAAGAGTAAATTAAATCAGTTCACTTCGCCTGAAGGTATAGAGTTAACACAATTCGTTACAATAGATGGAGTAGAGTATGGATTCGAACCTAACCTATCTAAAATGAGTTATGGTGCATATGCAGATATAACCCAATATGATACTATACAAATAGATAAGAATTGGGGAAAGATAATGTCAATCCTATATAGACCCGTAGAGAAGAAGCAATACGGCAAATACCTAATCAAACCTTATGATGGTGAGATAGATGAAACAAAGTGGTTAGATGTTAATATGGAAGTACATTGGGGCTCCCTGTTTTTTTTTGTTCATTTGCAAATGGACTTGCTGAAAGGTATCCTGAGCTCTTTGAAGGAGACGGAACTACCTCCCAACATCAAGCCAATTTTAGCAAGAAGTGGAGAGCTTATGCAACAATCGTTGAGTTGGCCGATGGCAAACTTAAAGAAATAGATGAGGTTGTAAACGAACCATTAGAGAAGTGTTTATTATATCTTGCTTATAAAGCTGATAGGAATCAATTAGAATCCCTAATGCATAAGGAAGCAATGAAATCTATTGGACCGAAATAAACGTCTACCATTTTTATTCTATCAGTTGTTAAATACATAAACACTATACTATGCCGTGGAGTAACAGCAGAAATGGAGCATTAAGGTACTCCGTAAATAGAGAGAACAATTCCGGTTATTACATAGGACCGACTAGGGGATTATCATCTCCTAAAAACTCACGTAGAGCTTGTTTATGTTTGAATGAAGATACTTACGATGTTAGATGTTGTAATGGTGCTCTTATGGAGCAAGGTATTGGTGTAATTCAAGGTACAGGTATACCAGTTGATGTTGGTGCATTTAGTGATGGATTCAACGATGGATTCAATATTGGTTCTCCTTTAAATTAAAAATAGAATATGCCATTAAATAAACAACAATTAGAAGCAGTAAATCAGAGTAACTTTCCTGATAATAATATACAGTTAATCACTCCTGCATTATTAAGGGATTTTAATACTGATATGATTGATGCAATACAGCTAACGGGCTCATACGCAACAACTGGCAGTAATGCATTCGTAGGTAATCAAACAATAACGGGTAACTTAAATGTTAGTGGTGTTATTTCAGCAAGTGTACTTTATGTACAAACTGAAACTGCATCAGTAATATATTCATCGGGCTCTAACCAATTAGGTGATGAGTTAAGTGATATACAAACTCTTTCAGGTAGTGTAAAGGTACAAGGTAGTTTGACTGTAAATGGAACACCCGTATTAACCTCATCGGTTGATATTAGTGGATTAGTAACTACTGCATCATTCAACGCATATACACAATCTAATAACCAAAGAGTTGATTCATTAGAAGCTAATAGTGCAAGTGTAAACACATCGATTACAAATGTAAACGCTGCAACTGCTAGTTTGTTCACATCTGTAAACTCTTTAAATAGTTTCACTCAATCACAAACCGCATTAAACGGACAATTCGCAACGACTGGTAGTAATACATTTACTGGCAATCAGATAATTGATAGAGCAAATAAACTATACACAAACGGAATATATTGGACTGATGTAACTGCAGGATTCAACAATTTAGAAATCATAAACCAAGGTGGAGGTAATTTAGATTTAGCTTCATTGAATGGTGGTAAAGTAAGATTTGTTTCTTCATCGGTTAACTTCTTAAACTCTCCGATAAGTTCATCAAACGATATTAGTACATCTGCAAATATATACGCAGCTAACTTAACAGGTAGTGCTACAATAAACACAGGTAGTTTCGCAACGACTGGAAGTAATACATTTACAGGTACTCAAATTATAAGTGGAGCAATAAAATCATTAGGTGATGGCACAGATTTTTTCTTATATAGAAATGGCTCATCGAATGGTCCAGGTATAAGTTTTGCTCAATTTGATGGAAGTATTACCATAGGTCCTAATGGTACTTTTAATTTGGAATCAACCGGCGGTTCACAAACAACCTTTAAAATTAATGCACCTGCTGGTAGTGGTAATGCTAATTTAAACTTTGATGTATCGGGTGTAGCAGGAAATGATATAATTTCAATTTCTGCAAGAGCTACTAATAATACTGCTTCTTTAGTAATTGAAGATGCAAATAGTAATATTCCTCTTATTAGATTTGAACAAAACCCTGAAAGAACTACAATTTATAATCAGTTAGATGTTAGTGGGTCTGTTAATATTACAGGTAGTTTAACTGCATCATTACAACAAGGATATGTGTGGGTAGGAGATGCAAGTGGTAAATCTACGACTGTTGCTACATCTTCATTCGGAGGTGGTGGTACAATCGATACAGGCTCATTCGCTACAACAGGCTCTAATACATTTAACGGAAACCAAACTGTTAATGGTAATATTTCTGGTAGTGGATTACAAATAGCTTCGCAGGTTAATTTAGGAAGTACTGCATATTTAAGATTTGAAAGTGGAAGTGGTGGAAGTGATTTTTATAATATTCAGTTAGTTCCAGGTGTTGGTGATATGGCTTTCAGTAGAAATGGTGCAAGTAATGTAAAAGTTCTTACACTTGCAGGTTCCGCTGGAAACAAAACAACTTTCCAA